TCGTCAGTGCGTAGAGCAGCGATGGTTCGCAAACCGCCAGTGATTGCTCCACCTACCGTGGCTTTCGAATAATCAGATGTTCCCGAAACGGTAGTGAAAGTTCCGCTTACTTCGTACCAAGGCCAACGAGCTTCCCCGTAAACAACCTGATCGTACGCTTCACCAATAAATCTGTTCAGGGTGTCGTCACTTATATCCGAGGAGTCAATTTCTACAACCGACTGGATATAGGTCCTCATCGTTGCAATATCCACTAGCTACTCCTTGTGGAAAGTACAGAAGGTTTCTCCTTCAGCGGGACGGGCCTTACATGGATCGCCCGCTTTGGTTGTCGCTAAACAACCTGCGATCTCGACAATCGAAGCCATCGGCTCCACTGCTACAACGTTGCGATTTCCCGTAGGGCGATCAAGCCTCGAAGCGACTTCTCTGCTTCCTTCTCCTGGGTCACCGTAAAGCCGAGCGTTCTTTGAGTAACTCAACTGGTGGGTTCGATTTGTTCTACCGACGTTTCGCATAAATCCTCAAAAGGTGACTTTGTGGGGGGCCGAAGCCCCCCACCTTGTCAGCTAGCTATGACCTAGAGGTCAGTGATTACGCCCTGACGTGCTCGGTTTGAGCAAGTCATTGCGCCGTAGCAAAGTATTTGGCTATATACCGCATCTATGTTGTTGGGTCGCACAAACGGAGTTGCTTTGAACCAAGTGTCCGAGTGACGGACAAGTTGCAGGTACTTGGTGTTCAGGAAGTACAGAGGCTGATCGCCAGCGTCATATCCTGTTGCACCCGTTGATATCGCTGCATCAAAGGTAATTGGTGCGCCTTTGAACATGAGGTTCTGGAAACCTGCATCAGCCATATCGGTATCGGTGTACCGAATGTTTGATGTCAGAAGGCTTTCATACTTCTCATAGGCTTGCTGTGATCCAATGATGATTGTCGGCTGATCGTTACCATTCGAGCAGTCGTTGTACATCGTTGCCATAGCCGCAACCGTTAAGTTAGCGACACCAGTTCCAGTGGCTTCCTGTGCTTTCCAGAAGTCGTTACCTGTTACTGAAGGGTCAATGCCAGCCATTGCGTTAGCAGTCAGAGCCGAGCCATCAACAATCTTTTTGAGGCCAAGCATGTCTTTGCCGCTGTTGCCAGCGCCATCGGCATACAACATGGTGTTGAGGTTCTCGATAATTGTTTCCTGTGTCTGGAAAATCTTGCCTTCCAGCAGGTCAATTATTTGAGCCTCACCGTTGTTCTTCGCTTCTTCAATGCCAGTGATAGTCACTGTTGCTGCATACTGTTTCCAGTCATATTCAGCAGCAGAGATGCCCTCTTGCCCTGTGACGGGAATTGATTCAGCCCCTGCGTATGAACCTGCGGTGTCATTCTTGCCGTAGATAACTGGAACAACAATCTTCGCGCCACCAGACACTGTTCTCATAGTTTGACCGTTAGTCAACGCATAGAAAAGTGGTCGAGCGGAAAAGACGTTATCAGTCAGCTTCGGCACATAGTTGTTGAGAGTCGTAGACAGAATCTCATCAAAATTGGTGTTACCAGCCATTTAGCTGTTTCTCCTGTTGTTAGTGCTTATTCAGCGTGCTGTTTAAGAGCCTGAGCAAACGCTTCCCGAATAGACGAAGGAGCTTCCTTCACATCAGGAACAGCAGAAGGTTGCTTCGATCCACCCGCCTCAATAGTTGAGGCTTCCCGCTTCTTCTCATAAACATCCAACTCAGATTTGAGTTTCGCCCGCTCCTGCTCAACAGCGCTGTAACGCATATGAGTCAAAGCAGCTTCAAGGTTGTCTATACCGTTCTTAACGGCATGTTGAAGCAGTTCGGTTGAATCAAAGTCTCCGTACTTGTCCTGTAAATCAGAAACCGTTTTCTCAATTTGTTGCTGGCGTTGAAACCGATCCTGCTGCTCTAAACGAGCTTCAAGTTCAGCGATCTTGCGTGCATTCGGGTCCAAGTCCTCATCCATTTCGTAACTATCGTCAATAGATGAAACGCCACGGTTGCCCGTATCCACATCAAACGTGCGAGCCAAAGCACCGATAGTCGCCTCAGGATCATTCTCCAAAGCGGCAACGATGGATTCAGCTTGCGCTAAACGCCTGCGTTCGTCAGCAAGTTCCTGCGTCTTCCGCGTGTAATCGCCTTGACGTTGGTAACCCGCCTGAAGTTCTTCGAGACTGACCTGCTGCTCCTCACCATCAATCTTGATGGTATAAAGCTCTCCAGGTTCCTCTGAAACTTCCTCTGTTACAGCCGCTTCAGGAGTATCCATCTCACTGGGTTCCACCGCGACTTCTTCTTCGGCCATATGGCCCTCCATTTGAGTCCAAAAGGTTGCTCAACTAGAGGCCCGTAGGGTGTCCCACTTTAAGAAGACGGCAGAGTCATACCCATCTGATTTTGTAGCTGTTCCACCATTTCAGGGGGAACGCCACCCATCGGAGCGTTTGGTTGCCCCGCCGCAGGCATCAAACCTTCAGCCGCTTCGGGTGGCACACCTGCCATGCCCGCATTCTCAGGACTGTCGGGAGCTTGCGGCGGAGCCATAAGAAATTTCTCGGGATCAGGAATACCGAACCCGCTTTGAAGAACATGACGAGCAAGCTGCTGAGGGTCAATAACTTGACCCACCAGCGGAGCAACAGCGTTCAACAAACTGATTGCCTGCTGCTTACGAACAGTGTCGTTCATCGGCTGAGTAGACCCAGCCTCAACAGTGAAGTCGTACTCGCCAGTAATGTCCTCACGAGAATACGGAATCCAAAGATCAGCACCATCAGCTTTAGTCATCCGAGCCATCTGCTCACCAGTCATAAACTGCTGCAACAACTGAACAACTCGACGAGCTACATGACTAATAGCGATCTCAACAATCGCCAGTTTGTCCGCAGCTCGCGCATTTTGCGCATCCGCAATAATGCTCGCTTCAGTTGCTGTGCGTCGAGTCTCAGGAAGACCGCCTTGTGCGTACTCGCTGACACCTGACACCTGATTAATGTCAGACGAAATAATGTTCGAGTACGAATAGATCTCAGGACTAACAGGAACCTGCGGCATAGGTTGAACCACGTCCTGCAACGGCCTGTTCTCATCGACCACAGGAACCATGCGTCCATCATCTTCAGATTCAAGAGCTTCACGTCCCGCACCATCAAACGACCGTTCGAAATACAGGTATTTACGTGCGTAACGTTTCCTGTCGTTCATCAACTGGGTACGAGTCTTATCAAGCTCTAATTGCATCGACTCAATGGACTCCAAATCACCCATCGGCATGAACTGGTCAGGCACGTCATAGTTGCGGAGCATCACGAACGGCACACCAGATGCGTACGGCATTGGCATTGGATCTACCAAATATCCGTCACTGTTCTGCGCAAACACACACAACGTGTTGTTCTTAATGTCGTAGTACTCCCAAACAGTGCAAAGCTCTTCAGTCATCGTGTAGTCGTTAGCTTCTTCTCTCTGAGGAGGAGCATCCGAGTAAACGCTGTTAGTTCCAGAATCAGGAGCAACCGTTTTACGAGTTGAAGGCTTATAACGCTTGTCGTCTTGAACATCAGACAACGGACGAATAATGCGTTGAGCCATCCAGCTAGCGTCATCCATACAGGTAGCTTCAGGGTCAACAAAAATGTCGAACGGAGAAATCCGTTCTACGAACGGCTGGTCCTCGACGACAGCCATGTCAGTCGTAGGAATCATCGCTGCAATATCTTCATCAGATGGCAGATCAGCAGCAAGTTCTGGTGCTTCAGCAGCAAACATGTCTGCTTCCATCATCTGACGTTCAGCCATTTCGAGGCGTTCAGTTTCACTCAACGAAACTTCGACCTCTTTGAACGCCCAACCAACTTTTAACCAGCCATGACCAATAATCAGGAAGTCTTTAACCGCACGCCGAAACGGTGTACGGAAATCATGGTGACGCCACAAATGGTTGGTAACAGCCTCAACGAAAGCGGCACGATCTTCGTTTTCTGGGCTGTTCGCACGAACCAAAACTTTTGGATGATTCACTGAAACTGATGGGGCAACCACATTGATAAGCGAGAACGCCATGTTCACAACAATCAAATCTTGATTGTTCATTGAACCTTTGGGCCAATGCTTCCCTCTGTAAAGATCAATCATTCGACGCCAAGTGTCGTCGTAGCCTTGATCGGAACGCCAGCGACGAGTGCGAGCAAGCCGCTGCTTATATGTTTTCAGCTTGTCGGCCTTACTCACTCTCGCCATCAGAACGTCGCTTTCTCAGGAAGTTTCTCTATGTTTCGACCCTGCGATTTAGCTTCAGCAAAAACCTTTGCCTCGCGTTCACGCTTCGTAAGCCCCCGTTCATCAGGAGGCAAAGTTGAATCGATTCCATTGCCTTGGTTGACGCTGATCGACTTCAGTCGAATACGCCGTTCATATAGTTCTTGGAGTTCAAGAAGAGGAACCTGACCACGCCGTTCAACGACGTACTCGGTGAACTCTTCAAAAGTCGCCCCATCTGGTAGGACGGCCATAACTATGCGTCGGAGCCACCGAGATTCGGTTGCTTGGCGACATGCTCAACTTCACCAGTTGTACCGTGTTGGTTCTTTGGAGTCATCCGTGGCGAGGTTTCCCCATAGCCACCTGTCTGATTCGCATATTTGCCTGCATCCATACGCTGTGTAGGACTTTGTGCTCCGCCTGGGCTCCAAACTGGATTAGCGCTAACGCTGCCACCACGTTCCATAACATTGTTCTTACCTTGGTTAGCACCATCCACCGAGCGCTTTGCTGATGTGTGTGCGACATTTCGTGCCATTAGATCTCCTGAAAACAGAGGTTCAATGAGTGGTTTCAGGGTGTCCCACGCACCGTGTGTTGACCAATAGTGAACCCATCCCCAACTGTCGGTTTCTGCACCATCTCCGCAAACCAATCCAACGTCCAATACTGAGGTTTGTTATCTGGCGCATACTCGGGCGAATAAGCAAACTTGCGCATCTGATTAGCTAAAGCCAAAGCAATAACACGATCATCGAACGGTGAACCGTTCATAGAGCCCCGTTCGTTACGCACAAACGTGCGCAACTCCGCAATCGTGTTCTTATCTCTGATAACTAGCTCGTCGTTGCGCAACGCACTAGAGAGGTCATCGATT